AATAGCGGCTTCCGGAACGCCGCGCTTCCTCAGCTCGTCGGCAATGAGCTGGACACCGGTGAGGCTGTAACCGCCCCTGCTAGCCACCTAACGCTCCCCTAATCGACGGCGGTCGGACGCGACGCGGATTGAGCGGGACCGGCGGCGTCATCGCGCCGCCCATGGCCAGCGGCCCCATCGGCGCGCCCATCGGCGGTCCGCCCGGAGCGCCGCCCAAGGAAGGCATGCCGGCGGCTGATGCGCCGCGCGGCGCTTGAGTTGCGGCGTTGAGCAGGCCCATATGGATGGCGCGCTTGCCGCCAGAGCCTGGGATCTTGAACACCGCCTGCGGCGCGATCTTGGCTACGTCTTCCGCCATAGGCCCTACCACTTTCGGGTAGGATTTCGGATCGCCTTTGTAGCGGTAGGCGTGGATCGGGATGCCAGAGGGATGCGTGCCGATCCGGGTGATGTCAGTCTTCAGCCGCCGATCGGAGGCGGGAAATAGTGGAAACGCGCCGCCGGCGCCGAATAGGCCGCCAAGCGTCTCCAGGCCGCTTAGCCCCGCCTGCAGCGGATTGGCTGACTGCTGAGTCGTAGTGACCTGGTTGCCCTGCGTCGCCGTGCCATAGGGCGTCATACCGAGCGCGCTCTGCAACGCCCCCAATTGCTGGGTTGGGTAGCCCCAGGCATTCTGGAATTTCTGCTGCTGGGCGTTGATCTGGTTCTGCGCCTGCTGTTGCTCGCCCTGACCGGCGGTCATCAGTTCGGTGAAGTTGCGCGCCTGATTCAGCTGCGCCTGCTGGCCAAGCCCGGCTAAGCCCTGCGACGCCTGTAAATTGAGCCCGCCCTGATTCTGCTGCGCCTGCTGATTGGCCAGCGCCGCCTGCATCCGGGAAGCGATGTCCTGACCGGCTGCGCCCTGCGCCTGGGTGAAATTGGCTTGGTTCAATTGCGCCGCCATCTGCGCCATGTCCATCGCGCCCTGCGCTTGGGTCACGCCCTGCTGCACCGCGGCGCGCGAGCCGCCGAACGCGCCCTGCTGGGTGGCGTTGGCCTGGTTGCCCATCATCTGCTGGCCAAGTTGCTGCTGCATGATCGGCAGGGTTGCGTTGATCACGTCCTGCGTGTACGGATTCATATACGGTTGTAAATTGGTATTTGACAGCTGGCCGGCTGTCACCTGCTGCGGCTGCTGGCCGAGCACGCCCAAATATCCAGCCTGGGACGCGTCATATTGGTTCTGCCCGACATTGCCGGAGCCGCCCGCCAGATTAAAGGCTTGCTGCTGCTGCGGCCCGAGATCGGCGACCATCTGGCCCTGATATTGCTGCAGTGGCCGATTGGCGACATTCTGGGCGAAGGCGTAATTTTGCTGCGCCGCGTCGTTAATCCAAGGCGGCAATTGCTGAACTTGCTGCGATTGCGTCTGCTGCGTGGTGTCTGCGCCGCCCATGGCTCATAGATCCTTCTGGTAGAGCCAACCTTTTGTCTTGATTCTCCAGCCATGAGCGAGCGCCCACGGCATCCATCCCCTACGCCCATAGGTTACAATCGAATCGACAGCCATTTTTTCGGCGAAGTCAGAGATCGTCGCATGCATCGCTTCGCCATCAGCAAGGTCGCCAATCATCGCGACCACCTGAAGCCTTTTCTTCTGGGGGTATGGGTTGATCTCGGTGATCGCCCAAGTGTTATTGACGGTGAACGACTGCATACGCCCGTCGCGGATTCGCTCGAGCAGATCGCTGACCGTATAGACGCCGCCCATGGCGTCGAGCACGCGCTTGAGCTTCTGAGGATAGCTGATCATCGCATCCTCCGCGCCATCATGAATGTGGCTGGCTGCACGGCGACCGTATCAGAATCAAATGTAGCTGAAGCCAAGAGATAAACCGACGTCGTCGCGCTCACCGAGACGCGCAATGCGGGAGCCGTCAATGTGCAGGCGCCAAGATTGGCCGCCGGCGTCGACATGGAGACGAATGTCGTTTGCGTCGGAGTGCTGCCGAACGACGTCAGCAGACTTACGCCGGCGAGTAAGACTTCGATGGCGCCCAAATCGGAATCAAAGGCAACCGAGCCCCAAACATCCCAATCCCCAGCCGTAAGATTGAGCAGAGCGGCGACCGTGATAACATCGGAAGTCAAGGTCATCGAAGCGGCATTGACCAACTGAATCTCACCCAGATGGCCCGCCGCAGCGTCTGAGCCATCCGTGACGCCGATGGTGCTGCTGGGAGGGCCTGCGGGCCCAGTCGGGCCAGCGGGGCCGCTCGAGCCTGTCGCTCCAGTCGCTCCAGTCGGGCCAGCCGGACCGGTCGGGCCAGCAGGCCCAGCCGGACCGGTCGGGCCCGTCGCGCCGCCGCCGCCGAGTCCGAAGACCGCGCCGGGCTTGCCTGTGCCGAGTTGGATCTCGGTCAATTCAGCATTGGGCGTCCCAGATGTGACCGCCAGGCCGAATCGATAGACGCTCCGGCCGCCGTTTTGATCTTGCATCAGAAGCCCGGTGGTCGCCGATGTGGCGTCGACCATCCGGTTCAATCCGTCCTGCATCCAAGCGCGCAGACGGCGCAAATAGTCAGCCACGATCGGCGGCAAGTTGGAGGGCAGATCTGGCGGCGGCGAGACGGTCATCGATCGCCTCTGACGGCAAAGTCAAACAAGTGCTGGCCAACAGTGAAGGGCGTCACTGGCGGCGACGCCACGCTGATTTTCATGCGCAACGAGCGCCCGGTGATCCGTAGGTCGATATAGCCAGAGCCATCCGCCCTGAGCTGATAGGGTTGCGACCAATTGCCCATCCCGCCCGGCGATCGCGACATTTTGCTGTAAAATTGGAATTGCAGATTCGGCAAGGTCTGCCCAGCCGGCATACGTAGGTCTGGCATGAGCTGTTTGAGCGTCACCAGTCTTGCGCCGGAAGTGAGATTCAGATCAAAGGTCTCGGCCCATGGCAATGGCGTGCCGGCGCTGTAATACTGATCGATCTCGTGCTCATAGACCAGCGTTCCATCCGCCATAATGGTTTCTTCGATGTAGCTCGAATCAATGCCGGCTGACCGGCTCATCGTGCCCTGTGACCACCAGCCTTCTTTGTAATTGTAAATCACGCAGCGGGTGTTGTGCGGCTGGCCGTTTTGCGGAAAGAACCACCACCATTCATTGAAAGTCGAATTGTGCACCGCGCAAGCCTGCTCGCGCACATTGGCTGGGTCGTGATCGTCGATAATCCATGGGCGCACCAGGCAAGCGATCGGATTGATCGATGCGCCGTCATAGGAATGCATGCCCTGATCGCTCATCCATAGGACCAGGCTTGAGGTCGAGACGATCGAATGCGGCGACCATGGCGTGCAGCCATCCGCCAGCTCCTTATAGCCGTAGACGTAGGGCAGGCCCTGATAAGCGCTCAAATAGGCGCGATGGGCGGTGAAAAACAATACGCCAAATTTGCCGGCGTGCGCGGCGATAATCGGGCTCGCTGGTTCGACGTCGAGAAAGCCAGATTGGGACACCACCTCCGTATAGTTCCAAGTGTCAAAAAGCTCTTGGTCACACCAGGCGAAGCGGCGGGATGAACCACCGTCTGCGGTGCCGTCGTGATAGGTTCCGAACGCCATCACGAACCGTTCTTGGGTGACAACGAAGCAGCGCGCATGCGGCACGACCGATCCCGCCGCGCCAGCAACCAAAGCCAGCGTTCCGCCGACCGTCGGATCCCAGTACAGAAGCTCGCCAGTGATCGAGTTCATCACCAGAAGGATTGCGCCAAAATTATCGACCGACCAGACATTGGGGATGGTCTCGGTCGGCAGCACTGTGCCGCTGGCGCGCGGCGTGCCATAGAGGTCGTCGCCATAGAGCAGATCGCCATAACCGCCTTCGCCCGGTCCAGGCGGGCCCGGCCATGGCGTCGCCGGCGCGACCGGAGAGACGTCGGTTAGCACGCCGCCGGTGTCGATATAGACATGCTGCTCGCAGACATAAGCGATGTGCTTGGTCCCGGTGAGATCGATCCAGGCATGGATCATCCGGCAGCGTGAGCCAAGCGGATAATGCGATGGATAAAGCAACTGCTTCTGGCCGCCGATCGGCTGCATTTCGCCTTCGATCCAGCGCACCAGATTGACTTCCGCCCAATTCGACGAGCGCATGTTCTTGGTGGCGTTGGTCACCACGCCGCCCGGAATCTGGATTGGGGTGAACTTGGTCATCGCGGCCCGCCGGCTAGGAGCCAGATGATCAGGATGATCAGAATCAGGCCGATCAGGCCGATTCCATAATGGCCGCCGCCATAACCATAGGCCCATGGCGCATAGCCGACCGGACCACCGACCCCGCCTATTCCGCCGATCAGGATGAGAACCAGGAGAACGACGAGTATTAGGCCGATGCTCATGGGGGCTGACCCTATTGGTATCGGATGATGAAGTTGATGACGAGAAATGGATGGTAAGTGTTGTGCGGCCCGCTACTGCCAGCTCCGTCGGTGTGATTAATGTTGGTCAAAGCTGGCTGGACAACGACGCCGGTATAGGCAAAGGCGATGTCGGCAAAAGCCGGGCCAACCGTGACGGTAGGTTGCTGAAAATCGGTAAATCCGCCCTGCGTGGTATAGGGGCCGACGCCAAGGGAAAAGTTTCCGCCTGGGATGATGACGCCGCCATGCCGGTGCGCGTCTTGCGACGCTGGATGGGTGTGCGGCGAGTTCTGGCTGTGGACGTGCTGCGGATCATTAATCGGATGCGCATGGCCTGGGTCTTCGATGACATGGGTATGGAGCGGTATTTCCGCTTCGACCAACGTGTGGGCGCTTTCGCCGCCAACAGCGCCGACAGCCACCGGTCCAAAACTCGCGGTTCCGACGCCAATCGGCGAGCGCGCGCCGAAATCCGGCAGATTGTAAGAACTCGAATCGACGCTGCCAAAGCTTGTGCCGATCACGGCAAACAATTTGTCGTAAGGCGCAGTGCGCGGTATTGATGACCCATCACAGAGGAGCCAGTTGTCCGGCGCCGTCGTGCCGCCAAACATCTTGATTTCGCCGATAACCGTCGAACCGACTTGGATCGCGGTCTGATTGGCGAACACTTGGGCGTCGATCGCCTGCAAGTCGGAGTTCAGCTTGGCTCCCCAGGTGGCGAGCGAGCCATGGTCGGCGGGCATAACCCAGCCATAGTTGGTAGTTGCGCCATCGATATCGGCCATTTACTTAGTAACCTGAGTGAAATAGCGCGTTTCCATAAACGCCCCAGCGCCATCGCTTTGGCTTGGATCGGCGAGTCGAGTGACGACCGTGTCAGTCGTTGTCGAAATCACCTCACCGGTCTCTACCACCAAATATTTGCCGTCATTGGTGATGTCCATCCAGCCCGGATTTTTGCCGTCGTAAATGTGCGTGTCGCTGCTGGTGGCGATGAATTTCAGGTACGTCGGGGCCGAGCCGGTCCGCACCCCCGACACGTCCCAGACCTCCACGCCGTTGGCAGTGCTCGAACCGGCGCCCATGTTGGGGTCGGCGACATAGAGCTTATTGCCGTCCGGGGTAACCGCGAGCCCGTGTGAGTTCACCACATTGCTGGTGCCGGGTTCCGTGTAGCTCGGCGGTTTTTGCGAGTCGTACAGCACCGTTCCAGTAGAGGCGTTGCAGACCGCGAAGCCAACCCAATCCTCCAGGTTGACGTAAATTAGGTTATGGCCAAAATCGACGTCGAACGGCCGCACCCGGCCGTCGCCGGCAGTGAACGGCCCGCAAGTCGTCTGGGTGTGAGCTGAAGTGTCGTACATGGTCACGGAATGCTTGGCCGAGACGCCGCCGTGAAGGTCGATCGCCGCCATGTAGATCTTGCTCGCCGAGCATTCGGTGTTGTGTGGCCGCACCGCGCCGTTGGCCAAGGCAATGGTGTTGGGGGCGATCTGCGCCCCGGTAGCGGCGCTGAGCACATACCAGGACGATTGGTAGGTTCCGGTCTGCACGTTCTCGCCGGCCGGGGCATAGATGGTTGAATCGTCAGCCGACAAGCAGGCGCGATCGATCGCCGCCAATGCGGTCCCTCCGGAATAGGCCACGTCATAGTCGGCTGAGTTCGAATTTAAATTCCAACTCATCAATCGCGCGCCAGTGGTGTTGCCCCCGACATTCGTCGTTCCGTAATTGGGGAAGTACAAATGCGTGCCGGTCGAGTCGGCGAACAGACCGCGCAGCCCCTTGACGCTCGTCGGGAGATTGAAGTCGAGACTGCTCACCCGAGCGAAGTTATTATCGATGTCATAAACCCGGACGTAGCCCTGCGTCGCCGGATAACCGGTGCAGTCAGATCCGCCGGAGCTCGGACATTCTGGCGCAGTGGCGGCGTACCAATAATGATGCACCGGCGGCGGCCCTGCGGTAGCGTAGTTCTCATAAGCTCCGACTGAGGGCGGCGACTTCCAAGCTTTGCCGTCGTGATCGACGATCGGTTGCTGCGCCCCAAGATTGGTGCCGGCGCCGATGAGGCCGGGATTGAAGGTCCCGGTTGAATCGATCAAGTCCCAGCCAGGATACGGGTGGGTTCCATTGCCGGCCGTATAGCCAGCGCCGCCGTTATATTGCCAAAGACCGGCCGGAGGAAAGCAGTTCGACCCGCAGTTCGCTCCTGTAGCAGCGATCGCATAGGTGCCGACTGCTGGCGTGGCCGGCCAAAGTCCGGGCCTAGTGACTGAGTATGAAACAAAAAATGTGGAGCCGGAGAATGCGGAATTAAGGTGATAGTCAAGGACACCGGAGCCACTGGTTGGGCACTGTGGGTCAGGTCCAATAGACCCGTGAAAGCAGGTGTTGAACTGCGAGAAGAATGCGGCAATGCCATAGCCGGGATTTGGGTAGGCGGGAGGAGACAGCGGGTTGTAGGAAAGGAACAATGACGACACGCCGGGTATACCGGTGCGGTAGTCGGTGGCCGACCAATTGCTTAATCCGATGAAATTGCCAACCGCGCTATCAGTCTTTATGCCGCCTGTCGATCCAAGCACGCAGTACTGCTGTGAGACGGAGGCAGAAGCAACGTTGAACGGTATGGATACGTTGGTTTGTTGCGTCAAGTCGCCGTTTGCCGGATCGCATGAATTGGCGATTACCTTGTCATTCGAATGCCGATAAATTCCATTCGCTACGTTATTCGATAGAATTGTGGCGAGCGGGACAGCCGTCCCTTGTTGCTTGGACTGATTTCCCGCCTTTATTGGGTCCCCCATCAGGGTGTTGTGCGCCACAACATTATATGTCCCACCCATTCCTATGCCATTGGTGTTGGCGATGAGCGCGTTATTAGTGACGGTTGTGACGGAGTATATTTCATCTGTAAAACTAATTCCCTGCCATGTCCGCGGAAAAGGATTCGTCGGATCGGTCCATTCGATAATTTCGTTCTCCATCGCAGCGTTGTTATAGAATACGTCTGTCTGCTGAGTGCCATGCACCGCGAACTGCATGCCGTCCTGATGCGCCCATAATTCAGTTGGGTCGGTTACTAGGTTATGGATCAGCCAAATGGAATTATCTGAATAAAGGTCAAAAGCATCAGATGATGTCCATTTGACTTTGTTATTATAAAACATCGATTGGGATGTGAAAAAATACTGGAAACCAATGAATGAATCTCTAGCGGTGCTGTCTTTAACCGATAGACAGTAAGAACCCTGGAGATTGTCAATGGGGGAGCCGGCGACTCCGCCCACTATAAAGTCAGTTGCTATGTTGTTTAGGAAGTCTGCATGGTTCCAATATCCCGCTGGCTGAACGAGCATCTGATCAGTGAAGGTTATGGGCGCGCTGGACAGGGCCGCTGTGGTTCCGTTCCAAGGAACTGGACTGCAGGTATTAGGGAGAACATTTACAGGGTCGCAACCGACAACATTCGATGTGGAGCTGTGCGCGAGCCCTGGATAGTCTGTCGAAGGGCAGCCGGTTTGTTGGTCTGCGACAGGATCACAAGGACCAATGGTTATTGAAGTCGATGTGGCGGAGATGACCTTGGTCCCGTTGGGGATGCCGGTCGGGTTGAGGGTGAAAGTTCCCGGACCCGGCACATAGTATCCGGGCGACCAAACATATTTACCGACTTGCCCGGTTGCGCTTGATGATGTGTTGATCGTAGTTGCGTGCAGCCCGGATGTGCCGTTGGTGGTTACCACGTTTTCGCCGTACTGATTACTCATTACCGGAGCGGCTGTTACGATTGTTCCATCTGAAGTTCCGCCAGTGGTTGGATAGTGTGAAGGATACCACGGATCGCTGGAATGCCCCAGCCAAGGTGATAGGTTAAGGCCTTCAAAGTAAACATCGTGCAGGGGATTAGTATTGTTCCCGCCCATATTAATGAGGCTGCTTCCCCTAAATTGCTCAACATTAAAATTCTTGAAGACGAAGCCTCCCATACCACTCCCTGAATTGATTTGGTGGAGAACCGGAGTCGAAGCAGCAGCAGGGTCTGCCATGATCCAAGTGAAGATCGGATTTCCTGTTGGTGAGCCGCCGACCGTGCTGTAGCGCCCGCTGCTGTTTATATCGCCAACAGGATTAGAACCGCCCCAACCCGGCTCAAGGTAAATCGTATCACCGGGTTGAATGAGCCTGCCGAAGATTGCGCCACTGTAGTTGGCAACGCTGTTAAACAGGGCTGTGATGTCTTTGAACGGGCTGCCGGCATGACCAGTAGCACCGCCGGTCTCCGAATGTCCGTTTACCGGATCGAAATACCAAACGTTAGCAGGGGTCGTGTTTTGGGAGACTGAAGGAATAGTGCATCCAGGAAAGACGGCATGCCCATTTTGAAGGAAGTGCGCCGGTGGCGCAGGAAGCGCCAGTGTCGGCGATGATCCCATGGTTTCATATGCGGGAGGCGCTGAAGGGGCTGACGCCTCAATCGGCCCAAACCAATGACTCGTGCGGGTAGCGGAACCGGAAGAATTGGTCGCCGTGTCGTCAAGCTCGACGACGGTTCCGACCGCGCCCGGCGTCGTCAGAGTGATCGACGTGCCTGTGCCGAGCGATGTGCCATCCGGCTTGTGCCAAGCGTAGGCGTGGCTTGTCGGACTGTTCGTCCACTGACCCGGCGCCGCCGTCAGCGTCACCGTGCTGCCAGCTGCAGGGTAATCCAATCCAATGATCTGCGGCATCTCCAGGCTCACCGGCGCGCCGGCTGGCGGCGGACCGGTCCCGCCACCACCTGTCGAGCCGTTGCCGCGCAACAGCAACGCAAAGCTCGCGTCGCAACCCGCCGCGTAGGCGATCAGAGCCAGAATGACGGCGACAGCTCTCATGGTATCGTCACCACCGATCCGAATTTGTAGTATGTCGCATTGGTTGGCGATCCCGTGTGCGTCTCATTATAATCAACCGTGTAGCCGGGGCTGAGCGCGATTGAATGCGTCGTGTCCTGCGCGCCGCCAAGCATCACTCCGCTATTCGCGCCCGGGCACGCATTGCCTGTGCCGAACGTGACCGTCACTGGACTATTGGTCGTCGGCGCAGCCAGCGTCGTTCCATACCGCAACGTCCCGGTGCGGGTGGGCGTCGTGCCCGTCGCGCCGTTCGTGCAATACATCATCTTTTTCACGGTCATCGTGCTGGCGACTTGGGGAACCAATTGCCAATTGGTTTCCACGGTAAACGCCACATTATCAGACAGACCAATGATGTACGGATTAGACGTATTTAGATTGTTGTTGCTCGAAGAGGCGACAACAGCCTCACCCGGTATCGTCGGATTCCATTGAACCGACACTCCCGGATTAACACCATTGCAAGCCGCGGACGGACAACCGATATCGAGCGAGATGGTATCGCCGGCGACAACAGAAAAGGCGGTCGCGCTCGTGCACGCCGCTGCGGTCACCCCACCGATATTGCCGACCGCGCCCACATTGGTGCAGCAACCAGCGGATACCGTCGTCGTATTTGCCGTGCAGGCGATCCCCGTCGCAGTCCCGTTCTTCATCACTGTATAAGTATGTGGATTAGTGGCGCTCTCATTGGCGTTGGGAACGACGTACAATCCGGATATCGTTCCGGCGGTCGGCATCAAAGTCGACGCCATCGCCTCATTGGAAATTGAACTATTCCATATCGCATAACCAAAACCCTGATAGACATGCGTACTGGCCCCATTTGTGCTGCTGCTATTACCTCCCGAAAGCATAAAGCCAGTCGACGATCCGCTATCGGCTTGAAACTGCGCACTGATCTGAAACGGCAGACCCGATGTCTGCGCCCACGTTCCGCCCGGTATCCACTGCCATGTGAGCAGATCACCCTGATTCCAATGCTCAGTAGCAGAACCTGAATTGCAAAATTGAGACGCAGAAAAATTGCACGTTAACGTGCCCTGCGTGGTGTTTTTGTAAGAGAAAATGGCTGCGGTCGTAAAGGGCGCGTTCAATCCCGCGGCCAGTCCACTCATCGTTCCCGCAATCGGGATCGGGACCTTTCTGGTGGAATTGATAGACGTTACCTGGGCAAACAGCCCGGTTTGCCCAGGTGTCCATTCATTCGACGTGCCAGATGTGATCGCCTGACTTGAGACAAGAATGGGCGTGATCATATTCGCCACAGACACCGGGGTAGATTGATCAGCGCCGATGCTGTTCGAACCAGGCAACGAGTTGTTGAAGAAATCCTGCGAACCAGGCGAAGCGATCGTCTGTCCGGCGCCGAGCATCGGCGAACCGGCGAGCAGCTTGTAAGCCACAGCCTGAGGCGAAGGATCTCCAGGCGTCGTGTTGGTCGTCAGGCCGCCGCCCGGCGTGGTGAGCGATGGGTTAGCTGTCGTCCCGACCGGCGTGCTGCCGACCTTCTCGAAGCCGGCTGCTTGGAATGACGCGAGACTGGTATAGGTCGTCGCACCATTGGTTAGAGAAAACGCTCCAGTTGTGTTGAAATAATCATTGCCAACCCAGGTCAGCGGCGTCGCCGCGCCGCCGCCATAATTGATGGCGAACGGGATCGTCCCGGTCGTATAGTAAATGTTGTTCGACAGCGTGCCCGTGACATCCACCGGCCTGCCGCCGCCTGTCGCGATGGCCGCTGCGCCGGCGCGCGATTGATAAATCGTATTGTTGTAGACACTAAGATTGGTGATGCCGCCATCACCCGCAACGCCATCATTGCCGACGAATAGGCTCGCCGCCTCAGCGGTCGAGACTACGTCGTCATTCTGACTAACATTGAAACGAATAATATTGCTGTCGCTCGCGACTATCGGCGGCGAGACGTTTGAGTAGGCGTAAAGCATAAATCCAGGTCCGCCATTGTCGTGGCTGTAATTATATTGCATGATTGAATTAGTGGTGCCCGCATCAAAGCCAAACCCGGCGCCGTCATGAGAGCTAGTCGTTCTCTGTCCATACGCCTCATTGTCTTGGACGGTGATGCTGTCTGCGTCGCCGACCCATATAGCGGTTGTTCCCGGTCCGCTGGTTCCATTGTTATAAGCTAAGCTATTGCTAATCGTTCCGGTTCTGGTCTCACCAATAAAAATACCAGCGCCAGCCCAAGCAGACGATGTGGAAATCCCGCTGTTGCCATATGCGGTGCAGTGATCGACGGTGACATTGGTATGCGATGGATTTGTTGTGCCAAACGGATAACCAACGCTGCTCGTAACCATAATTCCAGCCGAGCCAGCGCCGCCTGCATACCAAAACGTATTGCCATGCGAGACGACATAGGAAATGGTTACATTGTTGAAGCCTGATGATCCTGCGCTTCCTTTCACCAACACCCCACTCGAACCATAGCCGCTCACGTCAAGCCGCTGCAGAGTAATGCCGTTCAGTTTTGTGTTTCCTGACTGGGTGTTGTTTATGAAAATCCCGTCAATGTGACTGGTCGCTCCTGCGCCGACGAAAATAAGATCCTGAGCGACAAAACCGGCGTTATTCGTAACGGTAAGGCCGGACGCAGTGCCAGACGAGATCGTCGCGTTGCCCGTGCCATAGCTGCCGATGGTGATCGGCGTCGCTAAGGTTGCGCCGCTCCACGAGCTTGCGGTGAAATTGATGCCGCCGGAGAAGGTCTGGCCGCCATTGAACAAGATATTCGTCCCCGGAGCGTAAGTCCGGCCATTAATCTTGCCGATCGTTTGCCACGGGGTCGATGTCGATAGGCCGTCATTGGTGTCGCTCCCGCTTGTCGAGACGTAATAGGTCGTCGCGGTCGGCGGCGGCCCGACGACCTTCGAAGGAGCCAAACCAGGACGGCCAATGGATCCCAGCCCAGGCGCGCCAGCCTGAGCAAAAGCCTGAGTGCAGAACAGCAGACCAACGAGAAAAACTAAAGCCCGCATCACCATGCCCAGCAAGCTACGCTCGTCGTCGCCGAAGCGATGATGCTTAATGCGGTGTTGGCGCCGAAACCATTCGGCGTCGTATAAGACGGCGTCGCTGCGTTGAGGGTGATCGTCGGCGCCGTGCCAATCACCGCCGCGCCGAACAAATTGATGCCGACATTGTTAGTGGTGTTGAGATTGGTCACGGTAAAACCGTGAATATTGGCGGTCCCAAGACCGGGCGCATTGGCTGCGGTCGTCGTTGCGCTGACCGAGCAATTGATCGGGGTGACGTTGGTCGCGCTCACCACCTTGGCGTTGTTGTTGCTGTCCATGCTGCTCGACATCTGCTGGGTAATTGTTCCAAGATAGCCCAGCATGCTCGAGCCGCCGGATCCCAGGACCGTCGTCGTTGGGGCAGCTCCGAACGCTGTGCCTGGCGTGTTGGGCGACAGCGCGACCACCTGAGCCGGATCGGCGGCGACCGGCGACGTCGAAGCCGCCTTGACCGAAGACACATTGGTCCCGTCAGTGAGCTTGGTGAACCAGGCATTGGCCGCCGTGCCCGGAGGACCTTGAGTCACAGTGCTTGAGCTGCCTGTCGTATTCGTCGCGATCTTTTTGAGGATGGCGACTTGCGTGCCGCTGCCCGAGCCAGACCAGGCCGCGTCAGCCTGGGTCCCCATAGTGACGATCGATCCATCTGCCAGAGAGCCAACCGCATAAGCGCCGGAGGCGACCGATCCAGAAGCCTGCGTGACGGCCTGAGTAGCGGGGAAATTCTGTACATGGACCTGAGAACCATTGTCGGCGTTCAGCGGCGCCTGAAGAGCCTGCGTCGCCGCACCGGTCGGCAGCGGCTGAGAGGCAAGACTGACCGGCTGCGTCGCCGGGAAATTCATCACATGGACTTGGCTGCCATTATCAGCGTTGATCGGAGCCTGTAGTGAAGCTTGCGCCGCGCCATTCGGCAGGGGGAGCGCCGCCGCGCTGATCGCCACCGTATTGGTGACGAATGCATTCGTTCCGGGGAAGAGACCGGTTGGAGCTGTGCCATAGGTCGACGGATTGCCGACCGTCTGAGTCGCCCATTGGGTGATGTTGACATTGCCGCCGCCGCCGCCGCCGGTCGAGCCGAAACAGGTCGCCGTGCCATCGGGACAAGCGACCAACAAAGGATGGCCAGTCACGCCGATGACATTCGTCCCATCGAACAATTTGGTTTGCTGGGTGCCGTTGGTCTGATTAGCGGAGGTCGCCGCGCCGGCCGGCAGCGGCAACGCGGCCGCGCTGATCGGCTGGGTGGCCGGGAAATTCATGATGTGAGCGTTGGCGCCGCCGTCGGCGTTGATCGTCGGTTGACCGGACGCGGTCGCCGCATTGGGCGGCAGCACGGAAGACAGCACATTAGCGTTGACGCCAAACACGCTGAGCGTTGTCGGGGCGGTTCCCCAGACCGAGCCGGATGCGCCGACCATGTTGCCGCCTGAGACCAGCATGCCGTTGAAGGTGGCTGACGTCGGCGCCGGGGCGGGCGGCGAAACCACGCCAACAGACGCATTCGAGCCTCCACTGCCGCCCGAGCAGCCGGCGATGCAATTGACATTAAAGCCGCCGCTGGTCGAACCGATCACCGTGCCGCCGCCATCGACAATCTGGGTCTTCTGGCTGCCGCTGGTTTGATTGGTCGCGGTCGATGCATTGGGCGGCAGCGCCGCAACCGAGCCGGCGATCGTCTTTAAGATCGCGATTTCCGAACCAGATCCGGTCGCCCAGGCCGCGTCGGCTTTGGTCCCCATGGTGATCAGCGCGCCATCGGCATAGGCGTTGCTCGCCGCAGTCACTGGACCGCCGCCGCTGGTGCAGCCGGAAGCGCAATTGAACGACGGCGTCGATGCGAACCCGGGCAGCGCCCCCAAGATCTGGGCGTTGACACCCAAGACATTGAGCCCAGTCGGCGCGGTGCCCCAAGGCGAACCGCTGACCCCGACCATGCCGCCGCCGGTGGTCAGCATGCCCACATAGGTCGCGGAGGTCGGCGCCGTGCCGGGGACCGGGCTGACCGAAGCGTTCGAGCCCGAGCCGCCCGTGCCGCCGCTACAGCCGGAATCGCAAATGATATGCGGGACATTAAGCACATTGGCGTTGACATCGAGCACCGTGCCGCCGTTTGGCGGGGTGCCCCAGATCGAGCCTTTCGGACCGATCATATTGCCCGACGGGTCAGCCAGAATGCCGATGTAGGTTGCATAACCAGGCGGCGGCGAGCCCCATGGCCCTTCCGACAATCCGCCGCCTCCGCCACCGCCGCCTGACGCGCCGCCGACCGGGGTGAAGGCGTGGGTCGTCTTGTTGACCGACCCCATCTGCGCCCAGATCTTGGAAGCGTCCTGCACGAACACCGGCTCCGGATCACTGGTGTGATCGATGCCCATTTTCGCCGTCGAAGGATTGTTCGACGCGGTCTGCGCCTGAGCCCCGTAGGTGACGAAGGCGAACAGTACGGGAACGAACAGCCATTTCATGACGGCGACCCCATATAGCTGTAGACCGCGATGACCATGTCGGACGGCACGACTGCAATTTCAGTCGATGTCCAGTAGACGTTGCGATTGGTGTCGATGTGGAAAGAGCCGTCGACGGTGGTGAAGGTGACGCCGTTGATGATCAGCTCGCACAGGCCGCCATAGGGCGTATGGCTGACCCGGGGCAGCGTATTGATCGCCGTCGGGATCAGCCGCTCCATACTGTCAAGCAAGACCAGAGACATGGCTCCGCATCCGTCAGTTTCGACCCAAGAATTGAACACCAGGCTCATCAGCCAAAGCTCCGGCGCGTACGGGTGAGACGGGAGCCGGACGCTTTCGAGCGCTGATGCTCTTGGTTGAGCTTCTGGATGGCGTCTTCGGCCAGCGCCTTCATATTGGCGGCGCTCTGTTCTTCGCCGATCGCATGCAATTCGGCATGCATCAGCGCAGCATACAAATACAGACTGGGATATTTGCTATAGACCCAGGACGGCGTGGCGTCGGCAAAGACCGGGACTTCGGCATAATAGGCGATCTTGTAAGGCGTGCCGTTGACTTCATCCGGTTGGCCGCCGAAGTAGATCGTCCGGCCAATCAGCGTATAGAAGCGCCAAGTCTGTTGGATGGCGCTGGTGTCCCTAACCGCCTCAGTGCGGAAGAATTCTTCGCGCGTCTTGTAATGAATCGGACAAAAACCAGTCGACGCCCAGCCGGCGGCGATCTGCACCAAATCCATCTCCAACCAATCGTCGGGCAATGGGCCGCAGGCGTCGGTGACGGTGTTGGAGGCGTATTTGATCATGCGAGCGATGCGCAGTTCAGAATTGAGCTTCTGCTCGGCGGCCCGCACATAGGACATGACCAGGGCGTCCGACCAATCCTGCCGGTTGGCCCAGTCCTTCAGCGTGGCGACGAAGTCGCTGTAATCGCTCATAATTGCCCGATCCGGGCGACATAGCCGCCAAGGAACTGCACGTACTCGCCCTGCCGTCTCTCGATGATTTCCGGTGGATCATTCCACCATAGGATGGCCTCCGCGCAGCCGAGTGCGTCACCTAAGTTGAAGCGCTCGGCGAATGTCGAACCGGCAAACCCGCTCTGACCGATGTTGAAACAGATCGAGACAAAGGCGTCATACTGGTTCTGGGTCATCCGCTTTACGATGACCTCATTGACCGTCGATTCGTAAGAATTGAGATCCCGATCGAAGAGCGCGTCGGCCTGATCCTGAGTGATGCATAGGCCGGGCTTGGGCTCCGGCGGCCCGGCCGCCGCGGTGTGGCCGACGCCGATTGTCCACACGCCGACGCTGTCGACATAGGCTTCGAGTTCGCAGCCTTCGCGGTTTCTTAAAGTGTCGACGCCGGCGTCGGAAATCCTCATTCGTCCTCCTGGATCAGCCGGCTGACCTCAGCGCAGGTTTCGGTCACCGCAACGAACCTGCCGTCGCCGGTATGGATCAAGCAATGCACGTTTTTGTCGAAATGGCCTTCGCCGCGCGGCTCCCGGAGAGAGACGATCTCATCCGGATTGATGGAGATCTTCTGCCCGTCAGGACCTGTGACGATCACAAGGGTGAGGGCCAGAAGCACCATCACACCCGCCCCCTCCAGATCCGGTATTGCTCGTTGGCGCTGTCATTTAGCCAATGGTCGAGTTCATCCGGGTCCATCGAGAGCACCCGATCGGCGTGCACCGCCGGGATCGACGCCGCGAGCCTGTTGGGCCCGTGCTTGTTCATCAATTCGCGGTTGCGGGCGATGCCGGTCATGATCTCGTCGATCTGTTGCTCGGCATAGACCGAAACCTCATCCGGTTTTTCGTCTTCCCAGACGAGCGTGCGGCGGACTCCATCCCGATCTTGGTAGGTTTTGCGGTGTTGGCTCATGCCACGCCTCTAGGCGTCACGCCGACCACCAGGGCGATGCGCTGGATGAGGTCTTCGAGCCGCGCCAGAGTCTGAGAGATCTGGCGCAATTCGTCGACCACTTGCAGCGCGACCATGAGCTGGTCTTCGCCCATTGGCGTTACGGCTTGATCGAGTTGAACAGGATATGCGCCAGTGGATTGCGCATTTCGATGCCCCATTCGACCACGATCATGCGCGTCTCCGCATCGCCGACCCGAGCCATCAGGAACTGGCGGAAATTGCGGAAAAAGGCGAAGGCAAGATAGTCTTGATCGAGCAAGAGCCCGACATCGGTCGGAATCCAGCGCGACGGGGCGACTTTGATCCGGCCGAAATCGGTGGCGATCACGTCGACCGTCGACACCACTTCCGTCTTGCCGACCAGGACTTGGGTGGTCGACCGGCCGGTGAAGGTCGACACCGTCCGCTTCACGCCGGGCGGCACGATCAAGAGGGTCGGGCTCGCGCCATTGACATAGGCCTGCTGCATCGCCGCGCCGAGCATCGCTTCGGTGATCTGCACCGCGGCGCCGGGCGTCGGGAACACCGCCGTGGCTGTATAAGCGCCGGGCAGCGAAGTGCCTGGCGCGACAGCGCCATTGACCGCGCCGGTGCGGTCGGTGGCGCGCCCCAGCCAGTGGCAGATGGCTTCGGTCGTTCGGGGCGTCGGGGTCGAATCGTTGCCGGCGTTGAGCGCCTGACGCGAGCAGGCGATCGTCTCCAGGTCGCTTTTCAACACTTTGGCGGTCATCGCCATCTGATGCGCCATTTCCGACGACTTGCCGGCCGCATCCACTTCTTCTTGCGAACCCGAGACCGTAGCGTCCCGTTTACTGATTTGCGTAGCGTTGCTCTGTCTCAAGGTCGGCTGAGCCGGCGAATTGAGCAACAGAAAACCTTCCGGCTGCGCATTGTTCGGATCGACGGTCGGCAGAAATTCCGTCTGCCAGTCGAAGGTTCTGTTTTTGGTGTTCCGGCGCTTGGAGCCGGACATCACCGGCGTATCAAACGGATCTATATTGTAGATTGCGTTTGACAAGTCTTCGCGGTTACCAGTCGCGGAATAGGTAGTAAAGGCAGAGGTTACCTTACCTGTGCTTTCGACATTGTTAACGGCCATGATTGATGCCTCATCTGATGAATTGCTTCATTACTAGCGCGGCGTCATCCAAACGCCCTGTTTTGGCCAGTCTTTTCTGCGCGGCATCAATCTGTCGGCGTGGCGCATTCCCCATGGGCGTAGCGCTACCGGGTATCAATGTCTTGCCACTGTCTGGTGAAACTGCCTTAGGCGGATGAGCCTGAGACAGGTCGTACAATGCCGCCTTCCGCAATACCCTGTGCATTCTGCGGTCGTAGACGGCATGGATCTCTGGCGACGAAAAGCCTTCTTTGAGCGCATAGTCGTGCATCATCGCCACGGCTTCGTCGACTTCCTGTTTGTTGCGAAAGCCTGATTCCGCAACAAACTGGGTCCATTCTCTCACTGCATAGTCGTTGGCTTGCTTGTCGTACTCCTGCTGCTCTTTGGCTCTTTCTTCAGCCATAGCCTGCTGGATCATCGCCCGTTTGTGATAGACGCTTTGGAACGCCTTCTGATTGTCGCGGGCGCGCTTGGCGTCGATGGCGAATTCCTGATCCCAGTCCGGCTCCGGCGGCGTCATATCGGCCAGAATCCGGTCGGCCAGCGTCAGCTTGTCCTCTAATTCCTGTCGCTTGTGGCCGATCGTCTGAACTTCGCCCTGCACCGCTTGACGAGCCTGGTCGACTTGACTCATCCGCTGGTGAAAGGTCTGCTCGCGGATATAGCCTTTGACGCATTCCTCCAGAGTGACCGGCTGCGGCCGGCCGTCGATCGTCACTTCCAGCTGTTCGACCGGCTTGCCGTTGCGGATTACCTGCCAGCTTTCGGCGTCCGGCTCTGATGGCCCTTCGGAACTGGGCCCTTCGTCTGATTCCTCAGCGTCTTGATCGTCCCCGGTCCGTTGGTCACCAAGCCGCTCCGGCTCCGCTTCGGCTCCCGCGTGTCGGCCGTCGGCGGCGGCATGCTCTGATCCCGTCCCGGCATCGCGACCATGTTCTTTACCCGGCCTTTGACGGCGGGCGGTCGTTTGTCGAGTCCCTTCGGCATCCCTTTCGTCAGTCCAACCATCGGCTGCCTTCCTTTCATGGGCGGCAAGACGCGGGTCGTCGCCGCCGTCGCTTAGATCTCCGGTTTCCGGGTCGCCTTCGAGCGGCCGCGGCGCGAACATCGGCTCGGGCCGTTCGCGGACTTGGGTGAATCGCCCGGTTTCCGCATCGCGCGATCGATCCGCAACCGGCGATTGAGGCTGAATCTCCGCCTGAAACGCGGCGGCGGCGTTATCGACGCCCTCAGCCATGCCCCTGTCTCCGGCTGGCGCTTTGGTAATCATTGATGATTGTCTGCAGCATCGGCTTCAAAAGCTCGATCGCCTTGTACAATTGCACGAGTTCAAGTTTGCGCGCGTCCGCCGTCCGGTTGAGCACCATCTCAGCCATGACCAGCTCTTTGGCTTTGGCGAGCGCCTCATTGAGGATGGGGTCCTCAATGAGATTACGCGCGCCGACCGCTTTTTCGCGTAAGACTTGAACGTTATCGCTCATTCACGAACTCGGCTTTTTCTCAGTAGTTTATTGAGAAGGCGTCGGATGCGGACCCTCCGGCTTGATGATGCCGACGGTGATCCAGCCATCCTGCTGCGTCCAAGCCGCATGCCATTCGATCTTACTCTGGTCTTCCGGCGGATCGACCGGCGGTCCAGGCAAGATTGGGCCGCCGCCCACGACTGGCGGGAAACCTTCTCCCGGCGGGAATGGTCCAGGCCCAGCAATCGGATGCTCCGGATGTGGCGGAACGTTGGGGTAATTCGGCGGCTTGCCGCCGCCGGGAGGCTGCGGCCCCGGTCCGCCGATATCCGGATAGGGATCGATCGGGCCGCCGCTAATTCCAAGTCCAGTAAGGGTGGCTGCACCGACAATCGTAACAGCCCTAGAACCGGTTTCGTCCGTTAGGCTTCCGTTAATTGTAATAAGAGCTGCCGCCATTTCCTTCTCCTACTAGTGAAAAGTGTTTCACTGTGAAACACCCTCAGGGCTCTTCGATCTCGTTCAACACCCGCTCGACCCACATTTGCGCGGTGTGCAGGTGGCTAAGCGCCTGTTCCGCCGTCTGGCTGAGCTTGGAGTCGTCCCGATTGTGTTCTTGCACCAGCTCGATCATGTCGGCGAACCGTTGCTCAAAGAAGTCGCGCTGCTCTTGCTTCGATAAATCGCCTGTTCTTCTAGCCATTCTTGCTTTCCGGTTTGGGTTTCATCGCCGCCGTCGCCATGGCGGTCTCAGCCGACATTTCCGCCGCCTGACGCGCCTGCTCGGCCTTCATTTGCGCGATTTGGTAGTCATTCAGCATCTTTTCGCGCGCCAGTTGCGCCTGAGTCTGAGTATCGTGGAAATCGGTCGCGCCCTTCACATTGGTCGCGTGCACGTCGGCGGCGACTTTGGCGTGATCGGCGGAAGTGTCTTCCTGCGGCGAGCCCTGCATCGCCTCAAGTCCGGCCTTGGCGCGATCGACCTGGATCTTCTGGTGTTCGAACCAGGCTTTCTGCGCCAATTGCGCATGGCGGTAGGCGTCGTCCTGTTGCTGCTTGTGCAATTGCAATTGCTGGTCGCCGACGCCCTGCGCGGCTTCGGCCTTGACCTTCTCGAACTGGGCCCGGGCGGCGATGGTCATCGCGTCCGGCTCTTTCGGCTGACTCTGGATCTGCTGCAGCACCTGAGGCGGCGGACGCTTGAAGTAGCGGCCGATGTTCTTGATGTTGGCGATCGCCGCCATGTCTTCGATGGTGTTGAGCATTTCCGGAATGCCGACCACCGGATTCTGCGGCCCGAATTGGGTGAACACCATCGCCTGATCCTGTTTGATCTGGCTCAGGGTCATCATCCGGACTTGGTCGGAGCCCTTTCCTAAGGTGGAATTGACTTCGACCCCCATGGAGGCGTCGAAGGTTCCAGTGTCGATGTCGGTCCACTTGCCGTTGATGCGAAGCGTCCGTCTCTGGTTCGGGGCCTCCGCAATTTCATTATAGAGGCCAGTGAAAAGCTCCTTAAACCCGG